TTGCCCATTTCTTGGAGTAATTTTGCGATAACATCACGCCCTAGCTCACCTTTTTCTGACAGTTTCTGCAACTCAATAGCATTTTTTCCGGTGGCTTTGGCGAGTAAATCCCAAACAGGTACGCCACGCTCAACCAGCTGAAGTATTTCTTCGCCCTGTAGTTTTTGCTTTGCCCATGCTTGGCCAACGGCTAAAATAATACCGTTGAGCTTTTCTTGCCCGCCACCTAATGCGGCGGCTTGATCGGCAATTATTTGGTAGGTGCCATCCATTGGGTCGAGACCAAACGCTTTAAGTTTTACGAAACCTTTCGTGACCTCATCTAACCCAAACGGGGTTTCTTTAACGAATGTTTTTATCCATTCAAAAGCTTTTTCACCATTTTCAACACTGCCGGTTAACGTGTCTAACTGAATGCGTAAACTTTCAAAATCGCCCCCTGCGGCCAATAATTGTTTAACAAGACTAATCGCACTGCTCACGCTTAAATAAGCCGCGCCAAGCGCTACCACCTTATTAGTTAAACTACCGGTACTATTGGCCACACCTTGATTCGTACCGGTGATGCTTTGGGCGGATGCTTTGTAGGTTTTATTGGCCTGCTTAATGCCCTGCTCAAATTGCTTGGCATTAATTTTTAATAAAACTTCTACATCGTTTTTTGCCACGGTTTACGAATCCTTTATTTACTGTCGTTACTGCTGACTATTTCATCCACACAGGCTTCAAAAAAACGCCACGGGTAATCCCACACGTTAATATGCCCACTGCGTATTAAGATGGCGCAGTTTTTGTCGAACTGCTCGATAGCTGATCGAGCGCCGCTGCCCCTGCCATTCTTAGGGTCGCGGCAAGCGCGAAAAAATGTTTGTTAACCTCTTTGCATTTATCCAGCACGGTTTCAAGCTCGCTACCGGTCATGCCGTTGGCTTTATCCAGCGTTAGGTCTGTCATGCTGAATAGATCGCCTAGCATCATGTCACCTACTGGCAACAGCGATAACAGCGGGTTTTCGATGGAATCGGATGATGGATTGGTTTTATCTTCCAGCCATTGGCCAATTTCTTGAACCGTTAATTCTTTAACCGTTACGGGAATACCCGCAACGGTTAAGGTGGCTTTTTTTGCGCCGTTATTCAACATACGTATGCTTGAAGTACTGGCTAATACCTGCACCTACTTTGCTGCTATCTGCGGTGAGTTCACCGGCCACGGTTGGCGCTGCATAGTCTTCACCGATGAGTGCTAGTTCTGAGAAGATACTGGGTTTTACAATGAATAAATCCACCACGGTGGCTTTGCCGCTTTGCGCATCGTTAAGGCCTACAAAGGTTAGTTCGTATTCTTTGGCGCTACCGGTTAGGCCTTCTACCACGTGTGCTTCTGAGTAGCTGTAGCTAATGAGTAAGGCGGTTGCATCTGGTATTGTGCCACCTACCAGTGCTTTAATGCCTGCGGCGGTGACTTCGTAATCGGTGCCTTCGGTGTAGGTTGTGCCGGCTGGGTCGCTGGTGACCACAACGGATGTGATATTAATTTGAGCGGTACGTGATAACCCACCGATTGCTGAGGTAATGGGCTCGTCTGTTACGGTTCCTGATGTGACGGTGCTTTGTGTGCCGTACAGCATCATTTCGAGGTTGTCTTTTTCCAAGTCGTGCATGGTCATGCTCATGTTGACTTTATCCACACGGGTGGAGCTGTTGGCGTTACCTTGCCCTGTTTTGTTGTTTTTAAGCGCTCGTTCTTGTGCTGAGGCGGATAAGTTTAGGGCGGAACAGTTGCCGATTTCCCAGTTTTTTGAGCCGCCAATTTCTTTGGCAAACACACGGCCAAATCCAATGTAACTGTAATCTTTCTTTGACATTATTTAGCCTCTTCTGCTGGTTTATCACACACGCCATGTGCTTTTAAAAACGCGGCTTGGGTTTCGGTAACGGTTATTGTTGACCCCGGTGTTACTATTTTGCCTTTATGCGAATGAACGCCCCAAATGGTGACGTCTACTTGTTTTTGTTCGACTGCTTTCTTGGTCATAATTGATCCTTATGGGTTAATTTTGGTGTACTGAATATCGATTGCTAAACCGCTGGCGACTTTGGGCCTAAACTGGTCACCATCGGGTTGGAATTCGCGTGTTTTAACCACTATGTGATAACCAACGGGGCCATTTGCGCCAAAGGTTTGTACCGCACTGGTAAGTTTTGCTTCAAGTTCTGCTAGTTGTTGGTAACCATCGGTAACGGATTGCTCTGCATCGGCTGCGGTGGCGGTTACCCAGCTTTCAATCACGAGGGTTTGCTTGCCGCGAATGTGGCGCAATCGGTCATCTGCTGCGCCTTGGCCGCGCATGATCACGAGCGTTGCTGTGTTGGGGTAGTTGGCGCTGTCGCCTAGCTGAATATCCACACCGTTTAAATCGGTTTGAGCGGCGAGGTGATCACGTAGGGCAATGAGTAGTAAGTACCACATTAGAGGCCTGCCTTGGTTAGTCCGCTGGTTATTGCTCTGTTTGCAAGCCATACCAGTCGCCTTTCGGGGAAACCTGAATCGACCACGGGCTTAACAAAGGGTTGCGCTTGTGTGCCTATTTTTCCAATGCTTTTAGCAATCGCCCAGCCCACGTCACGGAATGATCGGCCGTTGGTTTCAAGCCCTTTGATTTTTGCCCAGCGAGTAATTTCTTCTACGTTGGGAATTTTGCCGGGCTGTCTGCCCAGTTCTACCGATTCGGCATAGTTAACATGCGGCGCTGCACGGTATTCAAAGTGGCCTATTTTGTCGGCCTTGATGCTGTTAGTTAACGTACTGAAGGCTTTGGGTGCGGCTTCGCGTAGTTTGTCGGCGGTTTGTTGGGCGGCTTTGCTTACTGCTAAATCAACTTGCTCGCTAACCTCAATAGGCGCTTTTTGCATGGCCTTTAAAAAGCGTTTGTCGTTAAATTTTAGGCTTACGTTATCGGTCATGGCGCATCCTTATACAGCTGATTAAGGGTGTTGAACCAGCCTGCGGGTGTGGTGGCTTTGCTTTGGCTGCCCATGCCTTTGTGTAGCTGCATGGGGTTTATGGTGCCGCTGTTAGAGAGTTGGAACATGGCTTGAATAACCGCGCCCAATAGTAATAATTCGCGGTCGTTGGCTTGAACGCTGGTTTTATTGGCCTCGTCAGACAGCACGTGCCCTGCGTAATAATAAAACTTGTAGTTAGCCCCTAGCTGTGCAATTTGTGCGGAGCTTGGGGTTGGTGAGAGTACTATTTGTAGTTTACCGTCATATTCTGCGGTAAAAACGCGGGGTAGTCTGCCGGGGTTTCGGGTGTCCCACGGTTTGTATTTTTGCTGCTCTTCACGGCCCCAAATGCTAGCTTTATAGAAAATAAAGTCGCTTGGGGTGTCGTACTCGGCTGTGTTGCAATTTAGCACTACAGTAGCGATTAGGGTGCGGGGTCTTTTATGCCCAAGGCGCATGGCGGCATGGGTTAAGAAACGGATGTAATCGGCATTGTTGGCTTCTTTAAATTTTGCCGCAGCTTCGCCTAGGGTTAGCTTTAGCTCTTCGACTAAATCGCTTAGTAGCATGCTCATACCGCTACCTGCGTGATTAGGTTTTGCCAGTTAATGTTTTTTTGTTGCAAATGTGGGTAGTCTTTGAATGATAGCCAATCGCCCCCCCATTCCATGCCTGCATCGTCTGCAAAGCTGCCCATTAGTTTCCACAGTTTAAAGTCTTCATCATCAGCTACGCCCCAAACAGGTTTGCCGCCGCGTAATGGCACAGCATCAAACGCTAGGCCATAGTTGTGGTAGCTTTCACCGGGTGCGGCGTTGGTTATTTTGCGCTTGCCGTATTGTGGGGGCGCACTGAGTAGAACGTCTGCTAAATCGGCTCTACCCCAGCGCTCTTTTAGCTGCTGAGCGGCTAATTTAATTTGGCCTATATTACGGCCATTTCTAAATAAAATGGCTTGTTCTTGAACGGTTCTATGGGTGCAGTAAATAAGCAGGTCTAGGCCTGCAAATTCAACGGCACTTTCAAAGATTATGGCCTGAGCTCTAAAGCCCGGGCTTAAATCATCTAATGAACGAGAGGGCATTTTTTGCTACTCGCCAAGCTCGGATGAGCGTTTTAGGGTTTCTACTAAAATTCCTTCAAGTACGCCTTTGCGCGGTGCATCGGATTCATCTTCGAGTTCTTTTAGGGTGTTAAGCTCGTCATCTGTTAGCGCGGTTATGCTGTTTAAAACGTGCTGCACGTTGCCTGTTAAAATATCTTTTAGCAAGATGGATTCTGCATCTTCAAGCGCTGGTTCTTGATCAATGGCTTGTGGTTTATTTAAAGGAATAAGCGTTTCTTCAACGGGGCGTGTGCCACCTGGTTGAATGCATTTATTACCAATGTAAATAGGTCGTTTTGTGTTGTTTGTGTAAGCGATAATCGCCATGGTGTTCTCCTGCTATTAAAAAGTAGCCCCCGTTAAGGGGCTATAAGGTTGCCTATCGGTTACCGACCGGAGAAGGAGAAAGCCAGAACAGATGACAATCTGTTGCGGATAGGCGTAGGAGTTTTTATGGCTGAGTATTCTTCACCGTAGGCTTGCTTTTGGCCGGTTGGCAGGCCGTTGCTGTCTACTGCTTCAAACGGCATGCCGGTTTGGAATGGTTTTGACACGGTGTAGGTTGTTGAGCCACGTTGGCCTAGAATGATGCGCTCATCACCCAAATCAACCGATGGCGCGTTGGTTCCCCAAGCCGCAATGCCTTTGATTTTTTCCAAATCGCCCTGCGCTGTTGTGTCGGTACCGTCTTTTTTATTGGCGGTATAGAACTGTTCAGCGTTAGTGATGAGGTCGTTCATCACGGGGCTCATGAGCAAGAAATCGGGCATTACAAAATGATCTGTGTTCATTTGCGCTTTAGCACTACCTACGGATCGCAACACATCGTTCATACGCTTTTCTAGCGTTAAGCTGCCCAAGTCGGTATCGACTTTGGTGACGTTGGTGGCATGGCTGTAGCTAATATCATCGGCATTGGCTGTGCTGCTTGGCGTTACGGGTGCGCCTAATTCACTGACAAATTGCACATAGCCTAGGTTGTAGCTGGTTACGCGGTAGTATGTGCCTGCGCTTTGCTCGTTTGAGCCGTTATACGCTTCAATCGCCACACCATTAAGGTTAATGGTAATTGGGTTTTCAGGCGAACCAACGGCATTGCCCTGTAAATCACGTTGTTGATGTGGGCGAACGATGGGGAATAGCGCTGTTTTAATTTGGCTAACTGACCCTGTTAATTGCGCATCTAAATCTTCGGCTGTAATATCGTCTGCTAAGTAAGCATCGGCACTGCGTTGGATTTCGTTACAAATACGGCGCACAATCATTTCGCGCATAAAGCGAGCGTTGCTTTCTACATTTCGTGCATAAGCATCCCAGTTAATGCCGCTTGAGCGTGAGAAGTGCATCACCTCGTTTGAGATAATAAACGCTATTTTTGTGGGTAAAATATACGCTGTGTCCATCGCTTGGCTAATGCTTGCGCGGTGAATACCTTGGCCTTCGTACACAATACCATCGCCTTGAATCGCGCTACCATCGCGCATTTCGTAAGGGATTTGAGTGGTTGCTGTAGCTGTAAAATCGGTGAGTGTGTTCACTAGCTCAAGCACTCTTAAGTCACTCAGTGCTTCACGAATAACGGTACGCTGAAAGCCGATGGGTAAATTTGTGTCGGCCATGCCGGTTGTGCCGCCCGATAACATGACTGTTTCGCGCTGAATAGCCACGGCGTTAATGCGATCAAATTCACACAGCACTTTTTCAGTGAATGGGTTGGTTTTTTCAGATAAACGGAGTTGGCCAATACCCACCGCACCGGATTGTTTTAACCCGACATTAATCTTTTCTTGCAAGCTGAGGGCTGTTTTTTTATCTGCTGGGCTAATGCGTACCGTGCCTTCTGGCTCGTAACCCATGCTGGATAGCTGATGGCTTACTGACATGCTGGTACCGAGCTTAATTTGATGCTCTGCCAGCTTGGTGACTTGCTCTAGCGTCATTTCAGGCGTGATCATATCGACCGCTTCGCCCAGCGTTTTGCGGGTGTCTTCATCGAGCGCTTTAATGCTTTCTGATTCGCCTAATAGCGTGGTGAATGCCTCTTTATTAGCCGTTGTTTTTTCTGCAAGCTGTAGGGCTGTTTTTGCTTGGGCTTGGCTGCGCTTATCTAAAATGGCGTTGATGTCGTCTTCAGATAGGGTTTTGCCACCTTCGGGGGCGGTGATGGACAGGTTAACGGTGCCGTGATCTTGTTCAGACAATTTCTTGCCTGTTGACTCAAACTGAGCCATTAAGCCCTTAAGTTTTGCCTCGTCTTCACCGAGTGTTTTGGCTGTTGTTTCAAACGCACCAACGAGTTGAGTAATAACCGCTTCAGATAAGTTAAAGCTGCCGAGTGTTGCTTTTAATGCCAATAGTAATTCTTGTAAGTTCATGTTTGCCTCTTCAGTAAGTTTTTTAAGTAGTTCGGGGTGCAATAGCACCGGACAGTGTTGATCTTCGGAAAGTCGCACGGGATCAAGGTTTTTAATAACGGGTCTCACGGTTAAACCTGCGCCTAATAAAGTAGGCCCATGCTCAAGTCCGGCTTCGTTATCTTTAAAATTTGGATGGTATTCAGCGCTTAAATATTGAAAGCCCCTGTCTTTAACAGCCTTGACGCCAAAGTCGGTCCACTCCACTTCGGCACGTAGACGATTACCTTCAACCGACAAATTTAAAACCTTTGCCGCCGCGCCATCGTCTGGCTTATGCGCTACGTCTATAAAAATATCCTGCCCGTATGCGCCTTTTTTAAAGTTATCAACCATCGCCAATAGCATTTGTTTGCTTATTTCAAAATCGCCATAGCGTGGATCGTTAAATTCACCGGTGCGAGTAATCGTTACCCGGCTTGTGTGTTTCCCTTCTGCCAGTGTTAATTTCGGCTCAGTAATAAAGCGAATAACCCCAGCCGGTGGCATGCCTGATAATTTTATGATGTGGTGTTTGTTCATATTTTTTCCATAAAAAAAGCCCGGCACTCTTTTCAGAATGCCGGGCTTATCGCTTTAAATGCGTGATGCCTTTTGGTTTAGCTTATATAGTAATCAAAAGTTATTGCGCAAAACCACCCTAACTTTTGCCGTTTTGTTAATTAATT